CTAGTTTAAATAGTCCTAATGACGAATCGGTATGTTTCGCCGCTTACGGAGGTGGTATCGGTACGAATGATTCGTACCGATTTTATACGAATATCGCGTTAACGACGTACGTTCGTATGATACAAGGTACGGGTATTTGGATAGCCGTTTCTTCAAAAGATTTAAAAGAAAATTTAGTCGAACATAACGGTGAAGACGTTTTAGATAAAATAAGTCAATTAAAAACTTATAGTTATAATTATAAACAAACTTCTAAAAATGCGACGTTTCACGGACCAGTTGCCGAAGATTGGAATGAATTATTTCCTGGTGCGGATTTAAAAGGTATAGATTATTTGTCGATGTCTGGAGTATGTCTGGCAGCTATAAAACAATTATACGCGCTAGTTAAAACGCAACAAAATCGCATTACTTTATTAGAAAACCAAATTACAACATTTTACGAAAAATTAAATAAATAATATAAAATGACGCGTAATTTGATTTTCCCGTTATTGATGATATTTTTTGGTAATTCTATAGGAGATTCTTTCAATACGAGTGTATTGAGAATAATACCGGAAGATATATATAAAAATCAACAAAATACATCCAATATTCACTACAGAGTTATTCGTAGTCCTTATGGCGAAGACGTGTCAAAAATGTTCATCATGGATATGAGATTAACGTACGGGTGGAGAGCGATGTGGAAAGGTATCGCAGTCGCGATGTTCATGCAAAAATTAGATCTTATTGACTCAAAAGGAGTTCGGACTAATGAAGACGTCATAGTGACTAATGGTAAATATATGTTTGGAGGAGGTCCGTATTCGAGAGCGGTTGATTACGATTGTACTGGAAATTATGAAGGCGGAGTATTAGAACTCTACGCTTACTAGTAAAGAATTTATTTCCATATTTTAACTTTAAGAATAAAGTTAAAATATAAAGTTTTAGGTCTGTTCTACTGGCAAGACCATTTTATGTCTTAATTTCAATGGTACATAATTTAAAGCGAAAGCGTTACTCGACACCGCTATTTGACACATTTCTTCAGTTTTTAAATTAATGGGAACGTAACATAAAGCGATACCATACCATAGTACCGCTAATTTACATATTTCTTCAGTTTTAAATTCATCCGATATATAAGATAACGCTTGAGAACCATGCTTGACGGCAATCTCATACATTTCATCGGATCTATATTTAAGTGGTACGTATGATAACCCATCATTACAATGAGTAATAACTAATTTATACATTTCTTCAGTTTTCCATTCGTCCGGAACGTATATTATAACTGAACCATTAAGAGTAACAGCGTATTTACATAATTCTTCCGTTTTAAATTTATGCGGAACGTGTTTTAAAGCTAAAGAACAATTTGTTATCGCCATTCGACATATTTCTTCCGTTACGAGTTCGAATGGAACAAATTCCAAACTAAGACCGTGTTTACTCACTGCGAATTTACACACTTCCTCCGTTTTAAACTCATCGGGAACATACCTTAACACGCCGTCACGCATTACAGCTAATTTACATATATCTTCCGTTAGATATTCTAACGGAACGTGTAATATATTACTGCCATGTTTAATTACAGCTAATATACATAATTCTTCGCTTTTAAACCCATCCGGAATCTTACTTAACTTATCATAACCGTGTTGCTCATCCATTACTTGATTTATATATTTAATATATTCCGTCGCTTCTGGTCGCGAAAAAATCTTTTCTCGTAAGCTTAACATTTTCTTATATCCGGTTATTGTTTAAATCCAAAATTATTTAATTTTTCTAAAATATATCGTTCTATTTGGTTTAACGCGATCGTATACGGAACTACTATTAATTTAATATTATTCTGTTCGCATAATTTAATTTTTAATTTATCTCTATACTGAGAATCGTAGAAATCTTGTTCCGTCCTATGAAAATAAGGATTATATTTATAATGTTGTTCTCCGTTATATTCTACCGCGAGTCGTAATTTTTGGTTAAAACAATCGAGTTCTAAATTATGATTACTCATAGTGTTTCTAAGAAAATCAGGACGTTGTTTTGGAAATGACTCCCCGGTTAAATTCTCTATTACTCTTCTACATTCCGTTTCACCTTTACTGTCACGCGATTTTTTATTTTCAATGACGGAATCAGCGGTCTCGGTAGGTCGCGCTAATAACTGCCACATTAATTTACTGTGATTCATAAAAGAACCTTTTCCTCCATAAATTAATTTGTATCCTATAGTCAATACGATAACGATTATTGCCCCTACGAATAAAATAACGAATCCGTATTTATGATAGAATTCTCCGAACATTTTAATTTCGTTCAAAATATTTTAGAGCTCTCGGATAATAAGATTTTAAATCGGGAATTTGATGCGCGGGTATAAGTCCCGTTAACTTATCTATATCCTCAATACGCGCTGTACCGGTAATTTTCCTAGCAGCCGCGTTATACAACGTTTGAGGATAATAAATGACGGGATTCGGATCTTTGAATAAATTAGTTAAAATTTCGTAACTAACGTTATTAGGATTAGTATGGATAAGAAGTTGACGAATTAATAAGTTAAATAATGCTATTTTAAATTCGTCATTAACTAAATACGGAGTTTCCAATTGTTTTAAGTAGAAATAATTTACTAAACTTCTGTAACCATAATATATAGAAAAATAACGATAAATTAAATAAGTTGTTAACGTAATGATATGATACGGAGATCTAACGTCTAAGATCGGTTGGGTATTTAAAGTTATTAAATCGTCATCAGGATCGGGATAATAAAGAGGTATCGGTATTGAATACTCATTCGCGATATCTATCGTCGTGGGATCATGGTTAATTTCATCGATAACTTTTTTCATAGTTAAATATAAAATCCTATTTATTCCTCCCGTCTTCATAGAATTCCATATCTCGGGTTGAGTCAATAATTCTGGTGCGTATAGAGGATCTCGATTTTGATCGTAAAAATTAATCATTTTATTTAAAAATAGTAAATTTACACATCGTTGTGTAAATTTATTTCTCAAAATTCTTATACCGTAATTAATGTAAAACCTTCGCGTTCATTCGGTTGTTCAAATTTCTTTTTATAAACGTAATACGCAATTTTTGGTACGACGTGGTCTCTCATACAATTTCTTTGATAAGATACGTTAAAAGATGTGGAAACGAATATACATCTTACGTCGTATTTATATTCTCGCGCTAAATTAACGAATATCTCTCTTTTTTTAATATTATTATTCGTAGCGTCTATAACTATCGATTTACATTCGGACATATATTTTCGAGCTTCTTTCGTCATTCTCGTTTCAGTTTTAAATTCGTCTCCGTGAAGAATAACGTAAGATGAAATATTTCCGAATATACTTTCCGCAATCGTAGTTTTGCCGCTACCGGGATATCCGACCATGATAATAATTTCGGGACGTATTGAAGGAAATATAGTCGATACGTCCGCGTTGATGATAGGTTCTTCAAATATATCTTCGGGCGCGTAAATGTTAATAAATCCAATATTTTTGGCAAATTCTACGTCATTATCTGACCAATCACCTGGTCTTCCTAACGCGTCCCCGACGTAAAAAGATTTCGCGATGTCCCATTTACATTTAACGACGGAGTTAAATAAAATTGGATTCGGTTTATACATATCTTTATTTCTGGCTATTACTATACGTATAGGTAAATTAATTTGATTACATACGTTTAATATTTGAGTAACTTTCCATGATTTAGACTGATTCGTAAATACCATAATACAAAATTTATCGTCGTGAAATTTTTGTAATGTAGGTACCACGTTACAATTTAAAAATTGCCAATCGTCAACGTCGCACGGAAGAGTATTATCCGTCAAAGGTTTAACCAATGTATGATCATAATCGAACGCGGCTATATTTTTAATTTGTTTAAATCCATTAATAGAATATATATCGATAGCGGGCATTTTAATTTCGTATAATTTAATGATTTATATTTCAACTTTTTGAGTAATTTTATTATATTCTATTATTACGTTATGAAGAGATAAGATAAGTATACAAAATAAATGAGATGAGTCATTTCTCCTCGCTCTTTTAATAGCTTGAATATAATGTTGTTTCGCTTTTTTCTTTCCGCTAGAAAAATTAAACGCGAAAGGAAACCCGTCTTTCATCAAACTCCATACTAATAATAACCTACATAATCTTCCGTTTCCGTTATGAAATGGATGAATAGAAAGAATATCGTAAAATAATTTTATCGCTTTAGAAATTGGATTTTTTGTATAATAAGTATCGCAACATTTTTGCATTAAGAATTGAACGTCGCAACCTTTTACGAATTGATGATATTCCGCGTACACTTCTTCATTACGCGTTCTAAATCTTCCTACTATTAATTTATCATTAATATCTTTTTGAAACGACCCGTTCATCATAATATTGTGCGTTTGAATTATTAAACGAGGGGTTAAAATCGAATTTAAATTTTCTATTAGTAAATATTTAGCAGCCATAGAAAATTGATACAATTGTCTTTCAATAGTTAATAACGAACCTTCCGAATTCCACGGTATATCGTCGGGTTCATCTAACGTCCCATTTAAAAATCCGTCAATTTTTTCGACGATAATATCTTCTCGAACATTTTGAGGAATAACATCCTCCATTTTATTAATTTCATAAATCGTTATCGCGAGTTGCTTTTTACAAAATTTATGCGTCGCTTCAGATTTAACGTAAACGTAATTAATAATTTTATTTTGTATATTTTTCTCCCATGGAGTGGTCAATTGTCCTATATTTTCGAACCAATCTGAAAAGGCTATCATTGATTATTTTCTTACAATTCAAAATTTTATTTAAATATCGGCACCATTAGCGGTGATGATATTCTACGTCGTAACGGGTCCGCTCGGAACGCGTACGTCTCGCGCCATGCGTGTTCCGAGTTTATCCAGCCGTTGTTATTAGTCCCATTCCTCCAGGCAGTTCTCCCAGTCTTCAAGCATATAAAGACAGTCCAGAACGCCTTCATTAAGGTCTTCTTCGGACAAGTATTCATCATTACTCGGCCAAGGCGAGAATGACCAACGACTCTTCATATAGTGGACGAGTTGTCGCTTGTCCATGTCTTTGATCAATTCTCGTTCTTTGTCTGACCACAGATACCAATTTTTAATCGCGGACTCGAACAAATCTTCTTTCGGTTCTGAGGATGTAGCATCCTCGTCCATTTTCGGCATCTTTTCAGGAGGAGCATCGTACGCTTCTCGAAGGCGTCTTTTACGATGATTCGGCTGGATATTCGCGCAATCCATTTCCATTGATTCTTCAACGGGTGATTGCGCCATTTGCTCTACGTATTTAATTAAAAATCACAAATCTCTCTTCGATTAATAATATCTCTCAAATCTCTCTTCGATCAATAATATCTCGCAAAATCTCAAATCTCAAATTGCAATATAGCTCAACGATATATGTATTAATTTATTTTATAAATTTCAATTTTTAAATATCGGCACCATTAGAGGTGATGATATTCTACGTCGTAATGGGTCCGCTCGGAACGCGTACGTCTCGCGCCATGCGTGTTCCGAGTTTATCCAGCCGTTTTTACCAGTCCATCTTCAAAGCAAATAAAGAAAATCCAGAATGACTTCATTAAGATCTTCTTCCGACAAGTATTCGTCGTTACTTAACGAAGACGTCTTCCTCGAGTAACGACTCTGATTCGTTACATAGTGGACGAGTTGTCGCTTGTTCATGTCTTTGATCAATTCTCGTTCTTTGTCCGTCCACATATGCCAATTTTTAATCGCGGACTCGTACCAATCTTCTTTCGGTTCTGAGGATGTAGCTTCTTCGTCCATTTTCGGCATCTTCTCAAGAGGAGCATCGTACGCTTCTCGAAGGCGTCTTTTACGATGATTCGGCTGGATATTCGCGCGATCCATTTCCATTGATTCTTCAACGGGTGATTGCGCCATTTGCTCTACGTATTTAATTAAAAATCACAAATCGCTCTTCGATTAATAATATCTCTCAAATCTCTCTTCGATCAATAATAATATCTCGCAAAATCTCAAATCTCAAATCGCAATATAGCTCAACGATATATGTATTAATTTATTTTATAAATTTCAATTTTAAATATCGGCACCATTAGAGGTGATGATATTCTACGTCGTAATGGGTCCGCTCGGAACGCGTACGTCTCGCGCCATGCGCGTTCCGAGTTTATCCAGCCGTTCTTCTCGATTAGTTCTTCCAATCTTGAAACAAACTTATGCAAGTACGCACGTCTTCGTTCAAATCTTCTTCCGTTAAATATTCATCGGTTTCTGGTCTACCAGTCCATATGTACATTATATATTGAACGATTTGTCGCTTGTCCATCGGTTTCATATACTCACGATCGTCATTTCTCCATAAATAAAAATTTTTAGCCATGGATTCGAATGACTCTTCAGTCGGAACTAGTCTGTTAGATGCGTCATCCGTCGGCGGAGGTTCTTCTCGATCTCTCGGCTGGATATTCACGCGATCCATTTCCATTGATTCTCAACGGGTGATTGCGCAATTTGCTCTACGTATTCAATTAAAAATCACAAATCTCTCTTCGATCAATAATATCTCGTAAAATCTCAAATCTCAAGTAAATCGCAATATAGCTCAACGATATATGTATTAATTTATTTTATAAATTTCAATTTTTATCCCATATCGTATTCCACGAACCTGTAGTTGCAGTATTCGCGTAGTCCGTCGACGTATTTTCAAAAAAATTGGTATGACTAGGAATATCCGTCAACATTGCTAATTCCGGTAAAGGATTAACTATTGTTTCGAAAATGTTATCGTATCCCATGGAAGTTAATCGCGTATTCGCGATGAATTCTATGTATCGTATTAATTTTTCAGAGGTTAACGCAAAAAAATCTTTTTCGTCATAAGTTTTAAATAATAAATGAATGAATGCCGTTTCTAATTTTACCATTTCGATCGCGATTTTTTCTATTTTATCTTTCAAAACGTCTCTTCGAATATCAGGATTTTCTTTCAAAAACGTTTGAAATAATTCGATCATACCTTCAACGTGTTGAACTTCATCAGTTCTTGACCACGTTACGATTTGCCCCATTCCTTTCATTAAGCCATTGAGAGGAAATATTAACAACATAGCGAACGTAGAAAACAATTGCATACCTTCGGTAAATCCCGAAAATAGCGCTATCGACGCGGCGATGTGTTCTTTATCCTCAATTGAAAGATTGGATTTACTTAACAGATCGGAGTGTTGGGAAAACGTTTTAATGTAATCGTGTTTATCTTTCATTTCTTTATACGTTAAAAATTCCTTATAAGTAGCTTCTGGCATACCAAGAGTTTCTAACAGATAAGAATACGCGTCTATATGAATAGACTCCCTCGAAGCGAAACCTCCTAACATCATAGTGACTTCTGGCAATTTAAAATATGGTAAATACTGAGTATAATACGCTTCCGCGACGTCAACGTCACCTTGCGTAAAAAATCTAAAAATATTAGTAAGAAAATCTTTTTGGCCGCGCGTAAGTTTTGTATTCCAATCAATGATATCGTCGTGCATAGGGACTTCAGCCGTCATCCAATGACTTTTTTCGTGATCTATCCATCTTTTATAAAAAGATGGATACGTAAATGGTTTGTAGAAATTTCTTCCGGTAAGTAACGCCATTTTATATGATTTCTATTATAATTATAATAGAAATCAATTTTATTATTCGATTTTAAATTGATTTAACCGCTTCTATCATAAGCTGACTTATTTCTCGTTTATCTCGTATATCTTTTTTTACCGCGTTAATTAATTGTGTTTCTTTTCGCGCTAAATCGTAATTTAAATATACCATTATTACCGTCGTTATAAAAATTATTGAACCAAACGTTCGCCACGACATATTATATAAACTTTTATTTATAATTATAAGAAAAATCAAATTTAAATTAAATTTTGTCGTTCCCGTAATTCCGTTATCAACGCTTTTTTTTGTCGCAATTTACGGCATAAATACGCGATTACTACGTATTGTAAACAATATACAAAAGTCCATGCCGCTGTGGATACGTAAAATACTAAATCTGATTGAATCGTTTTAGATTTAATAACGCTTAAAGTTGGGCACGGAGTATCGGGCTTTGGAAAGTATTGAGGTAAAGGATCGTTACATTTTTGAATAAACACGGTATATAAACCTAAATCTACTAATGCTGACATTCTATATGACAATACCGCGTATATTTCGCTGTCAACTTTATTTAATAAAGATTCCATGAGACTACGTGGCTTGCCACTATAAATTTCTGATGATTTAGCAGTAAAACCATTGGAACTGATCCACACTATATATTGAGTTTCAAAACCTAATCTGTAATGCGGCACACTAACGATTTTGTCTATCCAAACTATTAATTTAATAGCCTGTATTATAGTTCCATTTCTCACGCTGTAATACGTTCCAGCGTGAGAAAATTTAATATTCGAAATAATTAAATGATTATACCTATAATTAGACGAAGAATTAACGTCTACGTAATTATTATTGCCGGTGATTTCATCGAGTTTTTCCCAACGCGTACCATCGTCAAAGCAATAAAGTATGACATTATCGTAATATCTGGCAATAATAACCTTAGTTATATTACTCGCGTTCATACTTTCACTCGTGATATTTTGAAATAAATTCATTACTATGATTAACGTAAATAATTTCATCGTAATGAATTTTAATTTACATTTTTAAATTAAAATTCATTTTTATTAAAAACTTAAAATGTCTTTGCAAACAACTTTAGATAAAGTATTAAGTAAACGTGGCACAAACTATAACGAACTTATGAAAAAAGTGTGGAAAAACCCGAAATACTTTATCATAAATTATGGCCCACCAGCATCAGGAAAAGGTACCATGAAAAGGAAATTATAGAATTTTTAAAATCAGAATTCGTTGACGTGGACGTTGATACCATCGTAAAATCCATTTGCGAAAGAAAATTAATTAATATAAATTGCGATGATCTTTCTCAAAAGAAATATTTCGAATTAAGAACTGAAGCCGATGAAAAATCTAATAAATTGTTAATTTCATCCGTAATTGATAGAAAAAACGTTATATGGGAAACCACTGGGGCAAATTTAAGTTGGATAATGTACGCGATATATTTCATGAAAGAATATAATTACGTGATAATCGTCGTTATACCGATTACCAGATTAAATCAGTTAATCGAAAGATGTAAAGCGAGACCGCAAACGGCAAATTGTTCCGATGAATATTTATCATCAATGAGAATGAAATCTTATACAAATTTTCCAGAAATCGCTGGAAAATGCGATAGAGTATTAATTTTTGATAACGTTTCTAGATTATTTTTAATCTACGATTCTTTAGACGATTATTGTAATAAAATAAATTCGTTAAAATCCGATCCAAATCAGACGCCACTTCACGAATATTATCAATCGCGATGCACCTCGTCTAGATTATAACGAGGTTAACGTATGGAAATTTGTACTCATAATATGAGTACAAATCAAAAATTTAATGTTAACCCTTTACTTACCAGATCAAGAGCAGTAAATCGTTCGGCGTCGTCCATCAGGAGGTTTCTTTATTTTATATACGCCTTATAAAGCTTTATATATAAAATGGGATAAAATGTTCTGGTAATTAAAGGGTTAATTTGGAATAAAATTATTGGCTTTTAAACATTGTTTATGAGAAAGCGCTTTTTCGCAAACTCGCGGAGTTTTAAATTTATCTGGAACGAAGCGCAGTAGACATCCGTGTTGCGATACAGCGCAATAACACATATCTTCCGTTAACATGTAACTAGGAATACGTTTGAATCCGTTATGTTTAGCTACTGCTTCGCAACCATCGTCCGTATACGAAAAATTTTCATCTTCATTCTCAGTATATTGATGATGATTGAACCCTATATCGAGTAAAGCGATTCCGCATAATTTTTCCGATATTAGATGCGCTGGAACAGCAGCGATTGTTTGACCATTACTTTCAACCGATTTTTCGCAAACTCTTTCGGATTTTAATTTTTCGGGAACGATGTATAAATTATAATTATCGCTGCCCCTATGAGACACAGCGATGTACGCCATATTTTCAGTTTTTGATTCGTCCGGTATATCAAAAAACACGTGCGGGTCGTCTTGAATGGCTAACTCGCGTATTTTATCCGTAATAACATCGAATGGAACGTAGTTCAAAGCGTTTCCACATCGTTGTACCGCTTTTTCGCATAATCGTTCCGATCTTTTGTATCTACGCGGTACGCTTTCGAACGCGTACGGATCAACGGAAATTAAATGTTCGTACAAATCTTCGTCTTCGTATTTTTTTGGAATATAATCCAATGCGTCTTGTTGGTAATACGTAATGGCTAATTTACACAAATCTCTCGTTCGCAAATTGAAAGGAATTTCCTCAAACGTACGAATATTATTCTTATCGAGTATACACTCGTTTTCGACTTCGTTTCTCATTTTTTTCCTTCGTATAATAAATACTTTAGCTCGTAAAATATTTATTCAATTTTTACGAACTAAATACCGTTAAGATATCTAGTTCGTAAAAATTGATTTTTACCGTCGTAACGCGCGACGGCAATTTAATTTAATAATCTTAATTGACGCACTGCGCGGCTTCAGCGTTTTGAGAAATAGCTAAATTATACACGTCCTTATCTTTCTGTAGGCGTTTTGGTACGTATTCTAAAGCGAATCCATCATTCGCGACTGCCGCCATGCAAACTTTTTTAGTTTTAAATTTTGCTGGAACAACCTCCAACGCTTGACCATAATCTTCTACGGCTAATAAACACAATTCTTCGGTGATAACTGGGCAATGCGGTAGCGCATCATAACCACTTATCTCTACGGCCATTTTACATATTTGCATAGTTTTCAAATCGTCATCAAGATTTTGAAATTCTTCGATATTATCGAGAAAACAACAATAACATATTCTTTCAATTTGTTCCGCGTGTTGTTGATTTGCTTCTATTATCATATTTTTTAGACTGCATTCGTCATTCGCCATTATACTATTAATAATATCATTTGTAACGTATTAATTTCAATTTTTTGACAAATATGGAATAACTTGTATTTATCGAGCAAAAATTTTAACCCTTTAATTACCAGCGCATTTCATCCCATTTTATATATAAAGCTTTATAAGGAGTATATAAAATGAAGAAACCTCCCGACGACTTCAGTAAAGACGACGCTGAATAGTTTTTGTAGAGACGATACGATCAAAGATAAGATTCGAAATCACGTCGAAAATTGTAGTAGACTCGCTTTCGAGGTTTACGAACTGGCTAATCTTCACGTCGTTAAGCTGTTACGATCGAACGAGTCGATACCGCCTTTGAACCAAAGCTTTTTCGTAAAATGTTGTTATCTCGTCAGCGAGATGTATCGTCGTAAACCTAAAAACGTAAGTATCGATCCGTCTTTAGATAATATAGCGTTCTCCGTTGCGAAAACAACGAGTGCGGAATAGTTATAGATCGAGACGTCAACGCGAGTAAAAATATTCGTTTACTTTTACGATGTCGACTCGGCTTAGAAGAAAAACCCGTCGAGTTCGAAAGATTTCTCCCAAAAACGGAGGAAACTCGTGAAATACGAGATTAACTTTATTACTTCAGTCAGAACATTCGCGATCTACGGCTCTTGGTCTGGTAAGTAAAAGGGTTAACTAAACGATATAAATATTTTATTTATATATTAAAAACGAGATGCGGTTATTCATGTTTATGATGGTGAATAGTTTATTTTTCTTCGGCAACGCGCTTAACGACGTTCGGTACGTTAATTACCCGAATAGAATTACGATATTTTGCGATGCGGCTAGTAACGTTTGTTGGGATAAAGATAATGAGACGATATATTGTCCCGGGCATAACGTTAATATATCCCCGAGGATAAATGTAAGAGAAAGACAACTTATATTCAGAAATTCGCAATACGATGACTGCGGTGTGTATACAGCTTATAACGCGAATTACGAAATGACTACATCGCTAATAGTATATTCGGATAAAGTTACTTATCATTCGTACGAAAATGGACACGGTGGATACGCTAATTACACGATAATTGTCGCTGCTAAAACACCGTATAGCTTTAATATAGAATGTTACGCAGCGGCTACGAAAACTACAATCTCATTGTCAAATTCTACAACGCAGATTAATCCGTTTACGAAAAGTTATAGCTATATTTCTGATATGACGAATGCATCGCGTGAGTGCGATGGTATTATAACCACAATGGGTGGTAGCAGACAAATGGGATTTCAAAGCGGTCAATTTACGTGCGCCGCGTGGTTGAAAAATGCCGTAAGAAATTCGTCTAGTACAACGTGTCTATCCCCATTTAATCCTACATCTGATCCTACATCCAGTTTTACGCAAAGATCAACTAGAAGATCAACTAGAAGATCAACTAGAAGATCAACTACGAACGTCCCCCTTACGACCGAAGAAATTCCGACTTTTATTGACGAATTAGTTCTAACTAACGCGCGTGAAAGCGTTTATCGAGAAATAGCCGTTGAACAAAATTCTGAGGAAGAAAAACGCATGGAACTAACGACATTCATTCTTTGGCTAGTTAGAAATTTAAAATTATGGTAAATTTTAAAAAATAATTTATTAAAATATAAATTATTTTTTACCGGCGTATACGAATAATAATATAACGGTCAATATCATACCGGCAAAATAAACCCAAATAATAGGAGGAGGCTTAGGAATATATTTACCACCGCTAAAATCGCAGTTGATATCGTTTTTAATATGATCGATATCTACGTCGTGAGCCTGAGAAATATTGTACACTATTTGACATATGTTGGACGGGCAATCTGGATTTCCGCTAAATTCGGAAGGTGTAAAAAATTGTTGATCGTTGGAACAAGGTATATACCAACAAGCATCAGAAAACGGATTTCCTTGTTTTAATTTTTGATATTCCGGATTCGTTGATCTATTCGCGCATTTACAATCATCGGTTTGATTTCTAGTGCAATAATTCATTATAACAGAGTCTTTCTCAGTTGGCGTCATATTATTATATAGATCCCTACAATAATCCCCATCTTTTTCATTTGAAAAATATCGCGAACAACCTCCTACCATATCGATCGGGCAAGTAAACGTTTTAGATCCACAAAAAGCTTTAGTAAGAGAATTATCCGCACCGAATTGTTTTACAGCCGTTAACGATTGGTCTATCGTGTCTATTTTATTTCTGTCGTAAATACATTGTATTGGACGATAATTAGGCCAACCTTTGTAATCGGCGGGAGGTGGATTAGTAAGTTGATTAGCGATTACGGGAGATTGACCTTGTGAGTTTAAACCAATTTCGCACGTTCTATCGGCAAAATATAAATCGTCTCCCGCGTAACATTTAATATTATTCGGATCGGTAGTATAATTTAAATGATTTTTATAATATAACGCGTTCGTGCACGGATTGAAATGCGCTAAATCTTGCGATAACGGTTGTACGAGTTTATCGTAATCTACTTCAGGAGGTGGTGTCTTTGTAGTCATTTTAGTAGTCTTTTTAATAGTCATTTTAAATGATTCAACGCGTCGTTACTTGATAGCGTATATCATAATGAATGCTACGAATACCGCTACCATGCCGTAATATATTACATTAGGTATCCCATCCGGCGTCGGTATAACCCCTCCGTTGCTGAAATCGCAATTAATATCATTTTTAATATGATCCATATTAACGTCGTGAGTTTGAGAGGTATTGAATACGATTTGACAAATATTCTCAGGACATTTAGATACTTTATTAAAACTAGAAGGTACAAAAAATTGATATCTATTGGCGCACGGAATATACCAGCAAGCGTCCGAATACGGATTATCGAGTTTTAATTTTTTATAATCTGGATTGCTAGATCTTCTCGCGCATTTACATTCTTCCGCGTTGATGTATCTATCGCAATAGTTTTGCATGACGGTATCTCGATCTCCATCGCTCATTTGACTGTATAAGTTTCTACAATAATCTCCTACTTCGCTAACTGAAAATATAGGTGAACATCCACCCGATACGTTGTTAATTACGGGTAAACATCCTACATCCGTTTGAGATTCGCAAATAGGATCTATTCGTTTCGTCACGTTGTTCATTTTGTATTAACTTGACTAAACATTTTTAACCCTTTAATTATCAGAGCATTTTCCTGGTAGAGGTAAAAGACATTTTATTACGAATGCGTAATAAAATAATATTCGTAGATTAAAATGTTATCGATAATATTATTTTTGACATTTATTACCGCCCCAATTTACGCCGGTAAAATAGCGTCTCATTATCTCGTCGAATACGGAGAATCAACTAACATTCATTGGGTAGAAGATGATTGGGTTAATAATGAAACGAAATCCATTTTACGGTTGAACGATACCACGGTTACGGTTCATAAAGGCGGAATATATCTTATATACGCCTTCATTACGTTTTATGATTTGAGTAGAATGTCGGGCATTAACGTTAAAATATCCGACGTAGATAAGGTTAAATGCATAGTTACGGAACAATTGAGAGGCGATTTGAAGGATTATCCCGCGAGTCATGGAGTATTTCACCAATGTACTCTTACTTTCGTTACCAAATTAAAAAAATATGATACGATTTATTTTGATAATTATCACGCGAGAAATATCGTGAATAATACCGGACTCGCGTATTGGGGAATGATAAAAATATAATGTTAATTTAACCCTTTACTTACCAAGACTAAGAGCAATAAATCGCGAATGTTCCGACGGAAGTCGTAGGGAGGTTTCTTCATTTTATATATAAAGCTTTATAAAGCTTTATATATAAAATGGTAATTAAAATTATATTAATTTAAAATGTTATCGTTATTACTTCTCGTACCATTTTTTACGACGGGCTTAGCCTTAGAATACAGGACAATAGCCGCTCATTACGTGTCACTGCCCGATATGGCGACTAAAAATTTATATTTCGGATACGATCGTTGGATCGAAGACGACTGGGTTTCCAATTCTACTAAAAAAATGTTACGATATAATAATCAAACTTATCAAGGAACGGTGACCGTTAAATCAAAAGGTTTATATTTTATATACGCTTCCATGACATTTCATTCGTTACTTCAAGCAACTGGATATTATATAGATATAACTAATATTAACACAAAGAAAGGAACGTATTTTTATATCGCGCCGATTGAATGTTTACAAACGGGAAAATTATATAAAAATGTTACTTCGTACGATATAAAAACTCACGAAGTATATAAACAGTGCTTAGTTTCATTCGTATGGTATCTCGAAAAAGATTATAGAGTTAGTTTAAGACATTCGTTTTTCCCTCAATTAGTCGTAGCGGATCCTAAATTAACGTATTGGGGAATAGTTAAATTGTAAAATTACGTCGCGTATTTCATAGCCCACGAACTATGACTCATAGCTAAATTCTTCACTTCGCAAGTTTTTAAATGACTCGGTACGAATTGTAATGCTCTCGCGGTTTTAGACACCGCTAATTTACACATTTTCTCATCGATTAAATGTTTAGGAACGTATCGCAACATTATTCCATTGCTAGTTACTGCCATCATGCATACATCTAACGTTTTGGCTTTATTAGAAATGTATTTAATGGCGTACGATGGAGCCGTATTATTCGTAATGGCGGCAACTATATATTCTTGATATTCGTATAAATCCGATATTTCGTATTCGTTTATTAAAGAAATCGCGAGATCGCATAAATACGTCGATTTATGATAATGAGGAACGAATTTAATCGCGTACGGGTTAGATCTAATCGCGATTTCGCACAATTCTAAAGTTTTCATATAATTCGGTACGTATTTTAATTGCGATCCGTTTTGTGAAACCGCGATGGTAAATAATTCTCTATCTTTATACTCTCTCGGAACGTATTTTATTACTTCGTAACATCTAATCACGGCTAATCTGTAAATTTTTTTACATTTAAGATTATCAGGTACGTAGCGTATCGATTTGCCGTTGTTATTTACGGCTATCACGCATAATTCTTCGGTTTTGAACTGTAGCGGTACGAATTCTAACGCCTCACCGTTATACGATACGGCTAATTTACACAATTCTTTCGTCTTATATTTTTCGGGAATGTATTTAAGTACGTTATAATTAGTAGAAATCGCTAGATGACATATTTCTTCATTAATTAAATAATTAGGCACGTACTGAATAGCGTATCCGTTTTGAGAAACGGCTGTGACGAGTACATCTTTTATAAATTGTTCCGATACGTATTCTATCGCGAGGCCATTTTGAGAAATCGCTAATTTACAAATTTCTAACGTTACATCGGATATAAATTTCAGCGCTAACCCGTCGTTAGTTACGGCGAGTATTTTAAATTCGTTAGTTTGTAAATTCGGAGAAATATACCTGATAGCGTTTCCATTTTGATTAAGAGCCGTTTCTAAAATTTTAACAGTTTTAAATTTATCTGGTACGTATTTCAACATCATACCCTTCTTACTAACAACTATTAAGCATAATTTTTCCGTTAAAAATTCTTCGGGAACGTACTCCAAAATACACGCGTCGCTAGTAATCGCTAGTTCGTACATTTCAGAAGTTATTAAGTCGTAGGGTACGCGTTCTATTATCCAGCCTTTTGATTTAATCGCTAGCGTATACATTTCTACATCTTTAAAAGTCTCCGGAATGTATTTTATTACACTCCCGTCCATTTCCACAGCTTTTATACATAATTCTTTCGTGAGAAATTCGCTTGGAACGAATTTAAGAGCTAACGCGCGTGACGTTACGGCTAATAAACATAATTCTGCGTTTATCAGCTCAATAGGTACGTGTTGCAACGCCAAACCATTTTCCGAAATCGCTTCTATACATAAGTCTTCGGTTTTAAATTCGTTCGGTATACATCGCAACATTAACCCGTCTATTTTAATCAACTTTTCGTATAATTTTACGTCGACGTATTTTATCGGTATCGATTGATACAATTCAACGTTTAGATTATTACGAATTATTTTCTTCAAACAATTTCGTTTGTGCGTATTAGAAGTCATTCTATTAAATAATATTAGTCATAATATTATTTAAATTCAATTATTTAACCTTTACTTACTAGACCGCGAATGTTCTGAAGTAATAAAGCTAATCTCGTATTACACGAGATTTCTCCGTTTTTGGAAATAAACGGTCAAAATTCGTTTGTAGGTATTTGCGTGAGAAAACTCAGTCTAACTCTTTCTGGTTCGGACTCCGATGTATTCCCACGCTTGCATAAACAATAAAACGCGCAGATGATACCGGCGATTAATATAAGAATACTTAGAGAAGCTAGGATTTGAAATATATACTTGGAAATAACTCGCGGACATTCTATAATTATTTTCTCAGTAATTAAATCTATACATAGTCTATCTCTCACGTAACATTTAGGATTAAACGTCCACGTTCCTCGGACGTTTTCCGAATATTCTTTTATCGTCAAATTACGATCCGCTTTTACCGTACCAGTTTCTTCGTGATACCACGCGTAATCGCATTTAAGATTGGTTCGTAGAGACGGAGACGTAACAATCGGAGGGCAAACGCTTTCATTAACCCGTAAAGCCGCGGAGTTTTCGAAGTAAAGTATATTAATGTTAATAATAGAAGAAGTCCAATAAAGAATACCTCGTTGCGATAACGATCCGTTTAAATTCGCTATAAAAGTTACTCGCGGTTGACGTAATATTTCAGTTGCCGGGATAGATATATAGCAAAAAGTTCTGACGATACCATCGTTTTTCGGAAGAATATCGGTATCGCATGGAACGCTTCGATTACCGTCTCGCATCGTTATATACGAATCGACTAGGTGTGATTTAAACTTAAAATCGCAATAAAAATTGAGATCATCCGATTGAAAGTTTAATCCGCAAATATTTCCCGTAAGAATTTCATCAAATTTTGTGTAATATTTACAACGAAAAGACGAAAGTACTGATAGTCGCGTTGCTCGTACTCTCTCGATATTATCTACGCATTCGTAGTTCCCTACGTCTTCGAATTGAACGTTTGTAATCGTCAAATTTTGAAACCCGTTAGAGTCGCGATGAACCGAAAATCGTTCGGATTCATTATAAATTTCGAGAGCTATTAAATCATTGGGGCGCTTTAACGTCCATCGTACGTCGAGCGGTAGGTCAGATTTGCATGACAATTGGATAGTATCTCCTACCAGACATAAAATGTCATTGGATCCTAGAACGGTTAGTAATGAAAAATAAATTAACGCGCTTATCTTCAACATTCGTATTATAATATTAATATTTATAATCCTTTAAATTCATATTTTTCACTATGAATTTAATACTTTATTACTGTAAAAATATGGGAGGAGCAGTATCTTCGAATGTAATGAATGTGGTAGTTAATGCCGTTGCTAAAATAACATCGGATATAACTCAAAAAATTAAACTTAGTTATGATTCTAGTCAAATTATTTACATTAAAGACACGCACGGTGACGTGATAATTCGAGGGAATAAAATGATCCAAAAAGCTTCGTTAAATATGAAAGCTTTATTCGCGGCGTTGTCTACGTCTTCAGCGCAACAAAATCTCGCATTGGAAGTTTCGCAATTAGCCAAGTCGTTAGTATCGGGTCTAAACCTTGGACAATTTTCTGAAGCGGACAACGATATGAATTTATTGATAAATACCACCATAGAAATTACGACGAAGATCGGACAAGAATGCGCTGTGATGGCTGAGCAAAATCAAGAAATCTGGGTGGAACATACTATCGGATCGGTGACCATTGAAAATAATTTAATGGAACAGATGGCGAATGTGATGGAATCGTGTATAGAAGACGCGGTAAATAATTCTCAGGCGATTCAAGATATTATTTTAAAACTAAAACAAGATTCGTCCGCTACGGCCGAAGGACTTTCCGCGTGGGTTTTAGTCGCGATGTTTGGAATATTAATCGGAGTTCCCGTTATCGGCGGAGTTGTAGGCGGCAAAGCCGTATTACAATATTTATTTCCTATTATGGCGGTTGTCGGAGTCATTCTACTCATGGTGTATTATTTTTATTACACAGAAATAATAGTTATGAAAGCGTATTCTACTTTCATCGAAAATACGGACGCGTGTTTATTCGAACCTCCTAAACCTATTATTGACACGACGTTCGCAAATGCCGTGACCGCTGGAAATCATTGTATGCAAGATACTAGTTGCGTCGCATTCGATTGGAAAGCCTTAAACGTGACCAACACCGGCGCGTACACGAACGTAATACCTCCTCAAACGAAATTTTACACCAGCGTTTCCAACGAATGCATGTCTGATATAAAACAAGATAACGTTAGTATGTTGAGAGTGCCTGTAGTATACGTTGGTGCGGGACCACCCCCGGCTACAATTCCTAATATATTGGACGGAGATTGTTATATCGATTTAACTACGTCGGAATGGTACCAATTAAAAAGTAATTGGTTTCATAATCAAGCGATAATAGACGTTAAATTTACGAAAGTATCCGTCGGAAAAACGGTTCCTCAAGCGACTGATCCGGGAAACGATGGAGATTTTATAATAGTCTACGTTCAAAACGCGCCGGAATATTTTAATACGTATAAACGTGATAAAATTTGGACGTTTTATAAACAAGTTAGCGGTCCCGGGCTGTACGCCGCCGCCCCAGCAGCTACGAACGGTTCCGGATTTAAAGTAATCCATCGTACAGAATGGTTATTATATTCCGGTATTGGCGCCGTAGTACTCGGTATATTAGGTACGATCATCGTATTCGTATACGGTAAAAAATCAGCCGCGGTTCCACCGGTTAAAAAATAAAAATTTTACTAATAAAATGAGTAGTCAAATGTATTATCCAATTACTAGTACGATGCCAACTGCTTTACCGCCAGTACCTCCGTTTCCTCCGTCTCCTCCGTCTCCGTGGGGTCCCGGTGGAATGAGAGAAATAATCATGGCATTAATTGCCATATTAATTATAATATTTTTAGCGTGCGCGATATTTAAAATGATTAAATAATAGTACTTCTCAAAATCAAGATTGAAGCAAATCGCGCTAGATTCTCGGAATGATACGAGTTAAAATGTTCCGATAATTAAAATGGAAATACCTAAATACACCGAAATGATAATAAATATTTGCGATTATTGGGTTGCAAAAGCGGCGGATACCGAGGTTGGCGAATTAAATCCTATAGACTTGGTATATTCTATTATTAAAAATACCGCGAGAGACATTACGTATTTATTATATCGTATCACCGGTAATTATAAAATAGTAACCGGTAGCGATTCTAAAATAATAAACGATATCGTACAGCTTATATTAGGTTACGGTATCAAATTAGAACGCGGATTTATTCCAGGAGGTGGAATCGGAGAAATTATCGGTACCGCGGTACCGATAATAATTGGTTTAGGAATCGGAGAAGCTATCGTGACTATAAAGCATCCACTAAATATGCACTGGCGGATGAGAGATCTTATGAAGGGTGAATATCCGTTTTGGAGGTCTCCGTTGGTCAGAGAGTATAGGTTGTACAGATCGCTCGAAGATATCGCTATGCCAACTCATTTGTCAATATCTTTAGGTTATGGTAGTTTATTCACTCGGCTATCAAAACTTGGGGCAGCTTTAGGTTATAAATTTGGTATCGCGATTGGACAGGATATACCAACGTCAGCTACTAAATTAAAAATTTTATCCAATTATTTATACGAATTAACCGATTCGAATATAAACGATAACGTAAACGATGTAATTAAAAAATTTTTTAACGTAATTAAACGCGATTTTGAAACCATTCCCGAAACTAACTCGTCATTGGAATATATAAGTGAGATATTCGATATCGTATTGAGATCGTCTCAATACGATAAATTAAAAAAATCTTTTATCATTGCCGGAACATTAATGTTGGATCCAATCATACATAAAATAGCGACTACTCCGAAATCATTATTCGCGATAAGCGCGGCGAGTATAAGGAAACATTTTACGATTGATCAACAATTGGGATTCGCGGATAGCGATATTTTTAAACGACATCTACTTCAAATGGAAAGCGAACGACAAAAAAACGAATTAGAAGATAATTCTATCGCTATTTGGTTCGTAACTTGATTCAATAACGTTATATAGATACGTTAATTTTAAGATTTTTCATCTTAAAATTAATTTTTTTCTTTTAAGAAAATGGGAAGATCGTATAAACAAATGTGTATGCCCGAATTAATCAATTCGGCAAAACGTAAAGGATTAACGTATAGTCATTTAAAAAAGGCCCAACTCGTTAGTTTATTGAGACGAAACGCGTCTAATTCGTATTCGAGATCTAGATCTAGATCTAGTGGTCCAGTGTGTTCTCGCCCAAGATGTTCTCCTAAAAAAGTAAAACGACGGTCGTGTAGTCCGCGACCATTGAATAGATATTTCACGTACGCGGCGCAACATAGACCATCAGTTAGAGCCGCTAATCCTGGTCTTCCTATGAAAGAAATCAGTCGGATACTAGGCACAATGTATAAAGCGGATAAGCTACGATGCGCGCCATCGAGATCGAGATCCCGTTCCAGAAGATCGAGATCGAGATCTCGATCTAGGTGTTAATTATTAAATATATATTTCTAAAGTTAATATAACTTTAGAAATAAAAAATTTATGCATTTATAACCACGGACACGTTTGTGAGATAGTAGGTAAATTTATCGACGTAACCGACTCATCTCGTTCTATTATATTTTTAAACATCGCGCGATTCGCGGTAAAAATAACGGGAGAATCCGTCATTTCGGAAGCGTTATAGTACAAATAACTATTTGGCCTCGGTACTTGAGTTTTTCTAATGATAAAAGAAAAGTCTCGTACGACGCTTATTAGATGAATGATAGCCGCTATTATTTTTTGATAATTTTCGCTTATTGATCCTAATTGTATCGGATTTAAAATCAATTCGATGGCATCATTAGTATTATGTTGTTGTACGCCGCACGCTTGTAATAACTTTTTAATTTTACATTCGTCGTTAGTATTTATTACGAAATGGACCGCACCGCAATCTAAATTTCGAATCGCGTCTAATATATCCGCTATTTCTAATTTATATACTCTCAAATTTCTTTGAAATTCGCTTTTACTAGGCGCGCCTGGCCAAGTCAACACCGTATCTTCAGCGTAAGTTCCACCTATATACGCTATCAAGTACGGGAGTTCTTTAATGCAGAAAGATGATCTCGGTTGACTAATCGAAAATGCGGTAAAACTAGTTTTCCAATTTTCGATAGCTCTATCGGAGCTATCGAATAACTGAATCGGCTTCAAATTATCCACAATATTTTTAAACTGTGAGAAAAGACCTTCTACCGGTGGCGACATATTTTCCGTGGGTCGAACAGAATTAACGTGACCCGCTACATCTTTATTAATAATTAAATCGTATAATTCGACTTGATGAGACTGATACAACGCTTCGACGAATTTCCGCAACATCTTTTCACTACTAGATGTCGTTACTCCGGATTTCATCGTAAGTATGTCGATAAGTTTACTAGCTTTTGCCATACTAGTCACCATGTGTAGACATATTTCTTCATCAGTTTTCGTCATCGCGTCATTAGCCCTTAGATACGGCAATATCGCTTCCACATTCAAACTTCTTATCAGTTTAAGTTTTAACGGTTTAAGTAATTCCATTTTAATATTATCTAATTTATATTTAAGATCGCAAATTCAATTTTTACATCGCCATCGCGGTGATAAATTCGCGAACCGTTTCAATTCCTTGATTTACTACGATCTGTCTGGGAAACATATTACCAGTATCTATTTCAATGCTGAATATTTGAAATAATATACGATCATCCGCGGTAAGAATACAGTAATAATAATTTAATAATTGTTCGTATAAATGATTCATAAAATCGAATATATTATATTCCGTTAAAGTGAGATTATCCGGAACGTGTATAACCGCTTCCAAATTATAATTTAAATCCGGTGAATTGTGTAATTCCTCAACGCGTATTTCGAATAAATAATTATTAGATACATCGGGAATTAAACTACAATAAATAAACACGTTGTAGTATTCTTCAATAATAAAAGGATTAATTTTAGCTACGGGTCTATTATGTCCAGAATTTCCAAAAATAATCGGTCGCGTTGTCATTTTAATAATACATTCTTTTGCATTATTAAAATATGAACATTTATCAAAATTTTCCACAGACGATAAAAATTCCGCAAAAAACAAAAAATATTACATTTTCTAAGGCGATTACCGTTAAATTTACGGATTCTCCTCAAAAGTTAGACGTAGATTTACAATCCGCGTCATCATTTCTCGATAAAAGATTGGTATCGCGAAGATTGATAATTAACGAGTTGGAATTAATTCCAACTGATCAATGGAAAATATGCGCGTCGGGAAAAAGTACGGAATTTAGACGGAATTTACCAAATATAAAATTAATAGGACGCGGAGGATTTGGTAACGTATATTCGGGAACATTAAAAAATCGCTTATCAATAGTAATAAAGGAAGCGTTATTAACTCCTGAGGAAGAAAAGAATTTAAACAAAACTACGTTAAGATGGAATAGTATACCTCGAAATACGTATCCCGCCGAATATAAATTAATGACGTTAGTTAATAATTTTCTTTTCAATAAATCGTCACAAAATTTTATAATCGCGTATCGATTGGCCATGTGTAGCGGTTGTAAATTAATAAAACAACCGATGGGGTCTTGTTACGTTACTTTTATGGAATACGCTAACGGGGATTTAATGAGTTACGCCGCGAATAATATAATCACTCGTAATATAGCTAATAGCATGATATACCAATTATTATCAGCGTTACATTGTATCCACAGTAAAATGGGTCTTTGTCATAGAGATATTAAAAGTCAAAATACGTTATATTCATTGGTAAAACCAGGAGGGTATTTTAAATACGTAATAGCGGGCGTCGAATATTACGTAGAAAATGTAGGAGTAATATTTTATTTAGCGGATTTTGGAGTATCGAAAAGTTATTCTCCCGTGTATTCCTCCAACAAAAATTACGGATCTCGTATGGTAGAGGTAATTAGTAATAACGATAACGACGTAGAATTATCACCGATTACGTGTAAATACGATTTAGTATTTTCAAAAGATAAATATCTGATAAAACCGGCAACAATAGTGGAGTGGCAAAAAGGTAATTTTGAGGTCATAACGGGGACCAAATCTAATACGTTTGGTCCGGTAGATATTGCAGCCGATAGAATTGTAAATTTGACAAATTTTATGAAATTTCCCGTTACGTTCTTTTTTGAAGATATTCAAGACGTAATCAGAATGATCGTCGGTGGCGAACAAACGTGGCAAAATAACGAGCATCAAGCCTTAAAGACTCCTATTAATGAAAAATTATCTAGACTCGGTTATAAACAAGTCATAAATAATACGATAGGAACGGTAAGATATCTAATCGCTAGTCGAATGATTTACGAATTATATTTTTCTGAACCGGTACCAACTGTTGATTACGTAATAGACACTTTTATATCATAAAATGATCGAATTCTTTTTACGGCGGCATAACTGACAACATATAATTACGCAGCCGATAATAATACAAGCGATTGATAATCCAACTATACTCCATTTTTTTAAATTAGTCCCACTTTGATTTTCATTCTGAGCTAAAGTAAATTTTTGTTGTACGGTGAAAGGAAACGATGTAAACTTATCTTCGATTAAGCTATTAAATTCTTTTATAAATTCTATTTCGTAATTAGTATCGTAATCCTGCCCTAAGCGAATTAGACACGTGGAATTCGTACCAGGATATTGATATATATGAAAGGTAAAATTATAATTTTCATCATTTACGCGTCGAGGTATATACGAAACGACGACATTTATTTTTAAATCATTCTTATAACATTTTATACAAATGTTAGTATCATGCGATTTTACTATCATATTAAAATCGATTCGAGTACGGTTTTCTAAATCATCGTGCGATTTTACCTCAGAAAATGACCATATCGTTATATTAATAACGTTAGAACTATTATCATCTTTATTAACGCAATAATAGATACCGTAATCATCGTAGGTGACGGGATCTATGATAAAATCCTTATTATCTATAAATTTATGTCTCGAGTAAACGGGGTCAAATATCTTATTATTTTTGACCCAATGAGAAAAATTTACATTAGCGAATTCGCATTTTACCGTATACACATCATTCGGATGGAGGAAAATATTTTCTCCTGATGATAAATAAACGAAGCTTAATAAAAATATTAAAATCATTTTTATTATAAAAGCATAAACTATTAATTTTATTTCGTCGCGAAATAAAATTATAAATTAAATCTTATATTAGATTTTTCGATGAGCGTACGTATTCCTGATACAGTTATATACGTAATACCGTTATCGCGCAAATATTTATCTTTCGATTTTACGTAATTATCGATGTATACGTTGTGATGTTTAATCGATAAAAGACTAGCGACGTGATCGCTATCGTAATAATATTTATCGTTATATTTCTTTTCGGCGGATAATTCGCGCAACGTATTTATTAATCGTTCCATTTTCAAAACTCATTTAAATTTCGCAACGCGTTACTCACAAACGTGACATTCTTGAATCGACTTTTTTTTATCGTACTTACAATATTTAACTTCTTGAGGTACGTTCGTAATTTTCGTAGATCGAACGTAATACATCGTTTTTAAATTTAATTTCCACGCGTCAAAATGTAAATCGTGTAAAATTTTGACGTCAACGATCGGATACAAAAATAAATTTAACGATTGAGATTGATCGATATAATTTTGCATGACGGCGGCGTGTTTTAAGATCCATTTTTGATCTATTTCAAAAGCTGTTTTGAAAAGATTACGTTCGTGCGTCGTAAACTGATGTAAATGTTGAATTGATCCGTGATTATTTATAATTTCATTCCAAATTTCGTCTTTATTTAATTCTTTTTTTTTAATTAAATCATCTAAATATTTATTTTTAACTATGAATGACCCAGATAAGGTATCTTGTCGATATACATTCGCTCTATACGGTTCTCCGCTAGGAGACGTATTTCCCATTATAATTGAAGTAGAAGCCGTAGGCGCTATCGCCATCGTGCAGCAAAACCTTCTACCGGTACCCTTAGCGTCTTCCGGTTCTCCTCTCAATTTTCCTAATTGATAATTAGCCTCATCTATTTTTCGTTTTATATTTTCCATAAATTGCCGCGTTATTTCTAACGCTTTATCCGATTCGAATTCAACATTATTTTTAATCAAGTAAGCGCATTTTCCTAATATACCTATTCCTATACTTCTTTCTTTTTCCGCCGAATTCTTCGCTTTCCAAATTCTAATCGGCGCGTCTCTAATAAATATAGAAATCGCGTTATCCAACATTTCGACGACGTCTCGAACGAATAATACGTCGTCTTTCCATTCGTCGTATTTTTCAATATTTAACGAAGACAACACGCAAATCGCCGTACGATCATTACCGGTCGGTAAAATAATTTCGGAACATAAATTCGATTGACTAATTTTTAATCCTTTTTCTCTTTGAAAAGGAGGCATTAGTCTATTACAGGTATCTATAAAACATAAATAAGGTTCTCCGGTTTTAAGTCTCGTTTCTAATATCCGTTGCCATAGATTTCTAGCCGATATAGTATCTACTACTTTATATGTGTGAGGATCTATCAGTTCCCACGTATCGTCTTGTTCCGGATTATGTACGCATTTTTCTATCAACGTCATAAATTTATCCGTAACGTTAATTCCGTGATGTAAATTTAAGCATCTAATGTTATGATCGCCAGTCGGTTTTCTCATTTCTAAAAATGGAATAATATCCGGATGGTCTATATTGAGATAGACGGCGTACGAACCGCGTCGAACTCCCGCTTGTTTATAAGCGATGCACGACGCGTCGTATATTTTTAAATGAGCCATTACACCCGTTGATTTATTATCAGCTGATCTAATACTAACTCCTATTCCTACACCTCCTCCCGCCATAGATAACGTATTAACTTCTGATAAAGTATCTACTAAGCCGTTAGACGTGTCTTCCATGTAAGATAGATAACACGACACCGGTAAAGAATTTTTTGTAGTACCGTAAGATAATATAGGAGTAGCCAATGATAACCAATGTTTACTAGCGTAATCGTATAATCTTTGACCGTGTTCTTCATTCGTAGCCATTTTTTCACAAACGAAGGCGAATCGTTCTTGAGGTGATAATTCGTGAGGCATCATGTAAGAATCTCTTAATCTCAGTAGACCGTGTTTATCAAATAAATTATCTCTGGATGTATCGATTATGATCGGCATCGTTTTAAATTTTATATAATATATTATATAAAATCAATTTTTACTTCTGTCTAATTATACAGAAGAAGTGGTTAGATCTAATGAAGCATATTCAGGAGGAGGTTGTAAACATCGCTGCGACTCAATACTTACGGGTAAAACATCGTCATTTTCATTGGACCTAATTATAATTATATCTTTACATCTACGATACATGAGATATAGACACATCGTTCGTAGACTGACGATATATATCCCAACGGTCGTCGTTTCAAAAGTTGAATATTGTATTACAGGAATCGGCGTTATATGTTTCAACCATCGTTTAATGGTTGAATCTTGAATGCAAATTATGACGAGAAGAAAAATTGAATGACATAATTGTATTAATTCGGCTATCAAGTACGGTGACATAAAATTAATTTTCCACGTAATATTACCGTATATTAAACCGATAGAAAATAAAAGGCAAATGCAAGATATCGCGAGTTCGTATCCATTATCGTATAATAATTTCGTAAACGATTGACACTCCGAACTCGTCCCATTTTGATTATTATGAAAACATATAGAACTCATAATAATATAAGTTAGATCTTTCATGGGATATAAACTTACGATGATAAAAGATAAACCCGCGCGTAATAACGTATTACGCGGATGCGGAACTAGTTCTAATATTGTTCGTATATCCATATTTAAATATTATTTATCATTGGAATGATAAATAATATTCAAATATTTTAGTATTAATAAAACTATGATTTACGTACTGGCGAATATATTACAACCGAGTATTTATTTTTCTTATAAAATAGTTTTCGCCGGTGAAGACGTTAATGAAGAAACCTACAAACTTATCGATACATTCGAAATACACGTACCGATAAAATATTACGATATTAACACGTTTAGTAAAAAAATGTATAATGACTTAATAAGTATGATACCTACAAATATGATTATATCTTACGAAACTGACCGTGGAATTTTAAATAGTATATACATTACGTATCTTCGAGTAGATTTAACTCTCAATTACGTGGAATTATACAAAATTTATCTAAAACCGCACGTTCAACGACTACTCATGGACGATTTTGTCGTCCCATCATTACGGCATTTAGCATTACAACGAGTTGGTAGTTTGCATTATTCTAATAATGAATTCGAAAGAAATTCGGATTTAGCGTTACCACCGGATTTATTACGCGATGTAAAAGAATATCGTCGAGGTACTTTATTCGATTACGACGTTTACGATTTATAATTTTCGTTGTAGACGCGAATTATTCAATTATTTTGAATAATTAAAATGGAAATTAATATTATACTAGATCTTGACGAAACGTTGATTTCGGCTATAGATAAAACCGAAGAGAAAAAATGTAAACGGATAAAAGAACACATGAAAATATTTCGATGGGAACACATGAAAAATTCTTATAAAATATTCGAAAGACCGGGATTACAAGATTTTCTCGATTTTTTGTTTCAAAATTTTCGAGTATCGATATGGACAGCAGCGTCTCAAACTTACGCGATGTACGTTATCGAAAAATTTATTTTGGAAAATCATCCCGAGAGGAAAATAGATTATATTTTATTTTCTTATCATTGTCACGAATGTCATGAAAAAACGCAAACGAAAAAAAATTTATCAGAATTAAAAAATTTATTCGGTATCGATTATAATTTAAATAATACGTATATTATCGACGATCATCCAGACGTACATCAAGTTCAACCGTTGAAATGTATTAAAATCAAACCGTTTGATATTACGGATAAAAAATGTAAACGGGATGAAGAATTAATGAATAGAATTTTTCGTAAATTATATAAAATATTAGAAATACATAGAACTATTCAAAGAACATAATAACGCCGTCGTGGAATACGACGCCAAGTTTTTATTCTTTTACCATAAGAGAATGATAGTTTTTTTGCAGACGAGAATATTTCTTAATGTACTTGATAGTAGTATAAATTATAACGCGATTAACGTTATAATTTAAAATATTCCGCGTCTTTTTAACGTATCATCAAGTACACTAGGAAATAAAATTAATGAAGAAGATGCGGTTAATTCTAAATTTTCATTACCTTGTAACTGTCTTATTAAATATACAAATGGTTTTTCGAGATTATAAGAGGATTTACCATCCATTAATACGAATTTACACGTATCAACTAATTTACATTTATTTAAATATAAGAATGCTTCAATTTGACCTTGCCAAGAGTTCGAAATAACATTCGCGCAAAATATCGTGGGCAAATTAATAGATTTGTATTTCAAAATCAACGCGTTATCGAAAGACTCTTTAGATTTTAAATCAAACATTACAATGATGCCATCGATTTGAGGCTGTTCTAATAAAGTATTCGATTCTACGAATTGTACGTAAATAGTTTTACCGTTGTTAAACGAACAATGGAAGGAATTCGGGTATTGGTTCGGAGCTGGATACGTACCGTTACATACTCTGTTAATCCAGCACGATTTACCCGAATTGTGAGGTCCAACTACTAAAAATGTGTATACCACCATGTTAATTATAATCTATACGAATTTATAAATTATAATTCAATTTTTACACTCATTTTTTAATATATTCGTAATTAAATATACGAATGGCTGATCCAAATTCAACATACTTTTTCCATCTAAAAATACGAATTTACACGTATCGTAAAATTTATAAAAAGGTAATTTTAACATTTCTTCGTCTTCTAATAATGCTACGGACGACATATACATATTACCACAAAAAACTATAGGTACATTAGAAAATGTACTCGCGCATTCATATTTTAACAATTGCGCCTCACAATATGATTCATCGGATTTTAAGTTAAACATAATAATTATACCATCGATATGAGAATCGCATCTTAACTCGTTACTTTCTATAAATGTGATATTAAATCTACCGTTTGCTATTTGACAACTGTGATGAGTCGAAAATTTAATTGGAGCTGGATACGTACCGTTACATACTCTATTAATCCAGCACGACTTACCGGTATCATGCGGGCCTACAACTAAAAATGTATAATCCCGTTCAAACTCGCAACAAACTGGATCTAACGTAGAAGAATGGTAATTGGTAGACAATGCTAGTTTAATGTACGGTAATATATAAATTGTATACGTTTCAGTATCATTAAGCGTTAAATCTTCACGACGATACATGACATCGATGAGATCATAACGACCGCGCCAATTATCGTATTTTATCGTCATATTTGCGGGTATTATACTTAACAAATTGTCATATATTTTTTTAACAAATACGTTCGTATCACTAATTCGACTAAGCGGTACGAAAACCGCTATCGTATCGATTATGTCATAATCTTCTTCCAAAATATCATCAAATTCGAATACGATTTGGTAGTGGAAAGTTTTCACTACCGTATTTGTAATATGGGACACTATGTAAATCATATTTTTATATCAATTACATTTTTAAATAAAGTTTTTCTTAATTAATATGAAACGAAATGAATAAAAATATTATATCTATCAATAACGTAATATTAGCAAGATTTAACGAAGAAATTAACGATACCGTGAATAAATTAAACGAATTAACGGCGTTGATTAATACCGGTAATTTATTACCGGAGATCATGAATCGTATAATCGATGAAATAAACGAGCTCAATAATAATCTTTCAATAAATTGCGAAAAAGATTTATATTTATCTCAAACGATTAAATTAATTAATAATTACGTTACTATTTTGAAAACTCCTATTTGTAAAAATGAACGCGTAGTGTTGGATCAAAAATTAGTAATTACGAACGAATTTATCGATATCGTTAAATTTACGATTGTAGGAAAAAAATGGTTGAACGTGCAGTTACCTAATATTAAAAATATAAATCCGCATTTGGAATGTTGTTTAACGTGCGGCAATACGGATGTTAACGATTTCGAATCCGATAAAGTTTGCGGCAAGACGTGTTTAAAATGTTCGACGCACGTTACTATGTTGGAAGTAGGTCATACGCACTTAGATTACACTAGAGTTAATATCATAGGTAAATTTGTCTACAATCGCGTATTACATTTTCAAGATTGTATTAAACAGTTTCAAGGAAAGCAAAATTGCAAAATACCGGATTCTTTGTACAAAGAATTAGATAATAAATTTAAAACGTACAGATTAATTTTAGATTCTGAAAATTGTTACGTAAGATATTCCAAAATTACGAAACAACATATTTTAATGTTTTTAAAAGAATTAAAATACGTAAAACATTACGAAAATATTAATTTTATTTATTATACGTTGACTAATAAACGTACTGACGATATTAGTCACTTGGAGCATAAATTAATAGAAGATTTTAAAGAATTGGTTATTCTTTACGATAATCTTCATAGTAAAGATCAAGAAGAAGAATTAGATAGAAAAAATTTTATGAACGTGCAATATTTATTATTTCAATTGTTAAGACGTCATTCGTATCCTTGTAAAATAGAAGATTTTTCCATTTTGAAAACGACGGATAGAAAATTATTTCACGATAAAATTTGCTCAAATTTGTTTAAAAAATTAGGATGGACCTTTACTCCGGTCTTTTAATTTCTAAATTTACAATTTAGAAATTAAGAAAAAATAAATTATACCCGCGTATCTATTTCATCATTAGTCAATCTTTCGGAAATTTCTTCTACGCTACGACGTTGTTTTCTTACAATTTTAAACCGTCTAGTGAAAAAGGCGTAATAAAAAATTTGAGTACCTATAAAAATTACCGCGATAGACGCCGATAATCCGTAAATTATACCGTCAAGATTTTGTATTTTCTTTTCAAATCGTTGACAAGTAGGTTTTGGCACAACGGTTGGCGTTATAGTTGGTTTAGATGACGTTGTCAGTAATGCGTTAAACACATCATTCCAGGTAATCACCTTTATAACTTGATAATTTTGACTTACATTTGTACCGCATTCCAGCGTCATATTTGGCGTAAACCATAACTCGTAATATTGCACTTTTTCTAACTCAGTTATAGTAAATATGCTTCGCAAAATTGTTACGTTGTCACCGTTCGCGTAACAATTAGTTTTATCAAAAGTATTATAACTAAAAGTAGACCAAATTTGCATTGCTATTTGAATTGGAAACACGGACCATCGGGATCGAAGCTCGTCTTTCATAACTATCAAATTAATAGTATTAATAACTGTACCATTAATTATACACGAATATACACCCGCGTCTATCATCTGTACATTTTTAATGAGAAATTTTGGAAATGACCAACGATAATATCTTAAATTTTGTTCCCACGAGTACGTATTTCTTACGTACGACAAAGATACATCGCTATACGTATACGTTTTGCCGGTATGTAGAGTTATATTCCACGTAAGTATACCAACTTGTAATTCCCAGGGTTGAATATTGGTATTACACATTAATTCGACGTTATTACCAACTTTAACGACTAATGGTTTAATTTCCATCGTCGTGTCGTTAAGTTCCAGTCCAATTATATTACTCAAATAGAGCATTATTACGTATAAAATAATTAACATAATTAATATTTAACGTATTTAATATTATTAATAATAATCAATTTTTTATAATTTCCAAAGTTTTTTACTTTGGAAATTCCGCAATTCTTCGATATACGATGATCTCGTTTTCGTGTACGCAACTCGTCAAAAGATCTATCGTTTTAGACGTCGTATTAAGTACGATATCGACGGTTTCGTTTAATTTTACCGTACGTATCGTAATTTTATTCGGTATGTACTTTATACTCTACCCATGAATGAAACCTGTTATTTTTATACACTACGCGCCAATATAAAAACACCGTTCCGAAAAACATGATCACGTTTATCATAAATCCTAAAAATATAATTAAAACGATGTCGTTTTCGTTTAAATACGAATCCGTAGATATCTTGGGTCTTACGTATTTGTCCGTATAAATAGAATCCCAAGTAATTACTTTTGTAATTTGTAAATCATTAGTTACGTTCGTAACGCAAGATAGTCCTATGGTCGGTTTTATCCATACCGTAAAGTATAATCCCTTATCTACTGGCGTGTGATAAATTGTTAAATCATCATTATTCGTAATGTTTTTAACGAGCTCGTTTTTATACACGTGACACGTCGGTATACTGAGAGAATTATAACTTATCATATAATCAAATATTACGTATATACCATAATTTGAATATAAATTATCAAATTTCGTTTTATCGTAAGAATGCGTAACGAGATGGTCTAGAAATGCGTAATGCGGGGGTTCTCTTACTTTGTGATATATTTCTTCTCTTATTACCACCACATTAATAGTATTAAGAATTAATCCGTTATGTACGCACGAATAAATTCCGGCATCGATCATTTGTACTTTTTCTATATTTATATGTCTTCCGTACGAATCGGTATGATACCTTAAAAGTTGATCGCACGAATACGCGTTATCTAACGTATGTCTTTCACCGTACGTATAAGTTTTTCCATCGTACATGGTTTTATTCCACGTTAAAAACGAGTCCCATGGAATGTGGTTAGCATTACAATCGAGCTCAAGCCATTGCGTACCAGTGGTAACTACAATAATTTTGGTATTATTTTCCATTTCGATAGGGGTACCAATGCACGGCATAAGTAAATATAATAGTAGTAATAGCGACATCTTTTTAATATTAAATGATATCTCATTTAATATTTTAATTCAATTTTATTCTCATTCAACGCGTAATTTATTATTTATTAATAATTTATTGCGATTTTTGTCAATTCTATACAAGTAATGACAGAGTATGATACCAGTAGTCAGAAGCGCTATATTCATGAAAACTCCGTAAATTAAGACAAAAATTTCCGAAGTTTTTTTATCGAATACGCAATTCGATATTATTTTATCTTCGTACTTTATTTTTGGAGGCGTTGGTAAAATATACGTTAAATTGTAAACGTCTTCCCACGAAATTATTTTAGTAATTTCGTGGTTCGCGCTAACATTCGTAACGCATACTAAAGTTACAGCGGGATTTATAATACATCGATAAAAAACTATTTTTTCTATTTCCGTGATGACCGTTATTTCCGGATTTAAAAATGTAATATTACTAGGTACGTTCGTATAAATATGACACCGCGTTACGTCAAAAGTATTATAACTTAAAACGGATTCAAAATCGGTATTAATTCCTGACGAATATAACTCGTCGAAATATCTCTTACTGAAAGAATGACTCACTGAGTTCTGATCTAAAGTTTCAAAATTCGGTGACTGTTTTACTACCACAAAGTTAACCGTATTTAAAATCGTACCGTTAATTATACACGAATAAAATCCGGCATCTATCATCTCAATATCGTATATAACGAAGTAAGGATCATTTCCGACGTTGCCAGTTACGAATCCATATCTTAAATTTTGATTTCTCGAGTACGTATTTCTTTCGCGCGAATCTAATCGAGAAGTATACGTATAGGTTTTGCCGTTATACATAGTTTTGTTCCACGTAATACCATCGAATAAAATATTTCGATCGATATAACAATCGAATCTCGTATATTTATCTCCAATAGTCGCGACCACGATTTTTATTTCGGAGGTAGCCATCGTACAACCGAAGTATAATAAAATTATTAACGGAACCATAATTAATATTAATCAAAGTTTTAATAATTAATATTCAATTTTATATACACCGATAAACCCAACAAAGAAACCTTACGCACGCGCTAGCGAATAAATATTTCTTCGTTCTCATTAATATTTTTACGTCCGGATCTTTAGGCATATTATCTAAAAATGCGTCATTATCTCGAATCCACGGCGTTAATCGATTAGTCACGTGATCAATTATACCGGTAAAAAATAAATTTTTATCGTTAAAATTTAACGGCGCGGATATAAACTTTATTAAGTAAAGAAACGTCATAATTCGTCCCGCATTTATAATTTCATCGGAAAATAGTTGATCGCTTATTTTAATATAATTTTGTATTTTCCCGTCAACGTCATTTTGATTCTCGTCCATCCATTGTACGATAAAGGGCTCGCAATATAATTGTATCTGGGTTAAATATTTATCGACTACGGCCATACGTTCTTTATTAATCTCGTTAGCTTCGTCAAATATTGCAAATCTTACTAATTGTCCACAAATATCCATTATGAATAATATTGCGATACGTTTTATTACATTATTATTCAATTTTATTACGTTTGAAAGTATTTAATCCAATTATTTTGGCGTAGATAAAATTCCGTAAGATATATTACCTTATTAATATCGGGACAATCCGCGTATTCGTTAAAATCTAGATTTAAAATTTTAATACAATTAATTACATTAGTCTCATCTTTTATTTCAAAATTTTGTACTTGCGTAGAATTTTCGTTCAAAGCCGCTTTATATTGAAGTGATAAAAATTTATATAAAGTAGTAGGATGTAAATTGTCAGAGAAATTAACATGTTCCCTAAGATTAAGAGGTTGTAGATACGCGAGTATAGTATTTTTTCCATCTCGTACAATATTATTAGGGTAATTGTGCGGATTAAAATAAATTGTAATAGCCATGGTGCTTGGTTCGTAATTTATTTGAAGAAATGCCATTCGTTCGTATTTTAAACCTACGCACGTCTTAGCAACGTACGGAACGTAATACTTAGAATTCCAAGTATATCGAGATATTACTAGATTCGCGTCTAAAACTATGCCTTTAGTTATTATATTAATTAACGATATAACGATATCTAAGGATAATTTATCTTCTCCGTATTGCGTATAATCTTCTAAAATTATATTTTCACTTTCGATACGTACGGCATTATCTATTCCTATTATTTCTCGTAACGCGGTTACGAGGGGATTTAATACATCGAGATCATTTAATAACAATGGTTTAACGATAATAATTCTTTTATCTTTATTATACCATAATTTATCTCTTTCGCTATTTATTATCATTATAGAAATATTATTCCCGAATACGTAAACTACTATCATATTACTATGCATAGATATGGATTGTATATCCGTACAATCTTCATCCGGAAATTCTATATCAACATCTGGTGGTAACGTAGAGTTTTCTGATCTTTGCATTACGTTGAGTTCATTTTGAGTTATAATTTTTGTTACTGTGGCATCTATTCTTTTTCTATATATATATTTATATAAATATTGATCTATGAATGATATCGCGTGGTTAATTTTAGCGTGTATGCTTATATTATCGAGATTAAATAATCGTAAGCATTTAATCCTATCGTACGCAGCATTAGAATCTTTAATCATAAATGTACGTAATGAATCGAAATTTTCGAGGTGTTTAAATAATTTATAATATAATTCTAACGGGGATATAGTTCTAATTAATTGTAAATATATTAATGTATACACGGGTGATATTAGAGAAGCGTCGTTTAATATTTTAATAACCATTTCTTCGACGTAAGGATCGAATTCGACCATGATAAAATAGTCGCCTTTGAAAATATTCGAATTAATACACGTAACGTATAATCGATATTCTTCTCGTTCCGATGGTAAATTATACGGTAATGGCGGGTTACTCATCATTATACTAGTATTTATGAATCCAATGAGCCGAACGGCGTAATCAGCGGTACCATATTTATGCCTAACTAATATCGACCACGAAGCACTCTCAAATTCGACTCTCTCGTCATTCAAATAATCCTGAATGAGAGTTTTAATGTTAACTATTACGTTAGTAGGGCACGGTTTAAGTAATATACATCTGCCTCGAGTAAATCTTGCAATATGTTGATCAGCCACGCTATCATCGATAAATGATATCATGATATCATTTTGTTCGTCTATGTGTACGTGGATTACCGATGAATACATGTGTATAAATTTAGTATTACTGACGGGATCGCAAGTTGTGCTGTAACTTTTAACTTGATCGTATAACTGATTTAACCTTTCAATTCTATCCATGGGGATATATTTATTTAAACTTACTCTGTAATCGTTTAAGACGTCCTCGTTAATAATATTTGCGGTAATAGTTAACGGAAGCGTTTCTTCAGCCGTTTCAAATATATCAGCACTCGTAGCATTTAGTTCTCTTTCTAACGCTAATTGTCTCTGTAATTCTTCTTCCGATATTTCTTCGGCTAAGGTATATTTAGATAATTCGGATTCCACGGGTTCTTCTTCGATTATTACGTCCGAAGGCTCTATGAATTGTTTAACGAATGTTTCTTCACTTTCTTCAGTAGAGTCGCACGTTTTCGGCTCTTCTTCTTTTGAAGAAGTATATTTAGGATTAATACTTTCTCGCCGGGAATATATTAATTCTCGAGTGCGCGCGGATGGTTCCGGAATATTTTCAATTATGGGAGGAGGTACGATTGGAGATATAATCGTACGCGGTCGAAGACGACGGCGCGCTCGTATAATTTTTCTCGGTATAGATGCAATAATCGGAGGACTGGGTAGAATTGTTGGCACGGGTGCAGGACTGGGTAGAATTGTTGGCACGGGTGCAGGACTGGGTAGAATTGTTGGGACGAGCGCAGGACTAGGTAAAATTGTTGGGACGAGCGCAGGACTAGGTAAAATTGTTGGGACGAGCGCAGGACTAGGTAAAATTGTTGGTATAACTTTACGAGGTTTTACCCTAGGAATTATTCGCGGTGGTGGCAACGGAGGCGCAAATTTTTTACGCGGACGCGGGAGCTGTTCTTCTGATTTCTGAAGCAGAGTACAAAGTTGTTTTCTCGATTTACGTTTCCAATTTAAGCCTTTTTTTTCGATTAAACATCTTAATTCGTCTATCGTTAAATGCGAACAATTATTTTCATAATGCCTTAAGTGTTTGACTAATTCTTGTTTTCTCATGCAATAATACTTTTCAATACAAAGATTTTTCGCCAATTCTTTTAAATCGCAAACTCTCATATTATTGAAATCTATCATTTTATTATTCACCAAAAACAAAATGAATGAATTTTGGATGGATAATATATCACAATTATTTTCTTTCGATTTTATTCCCAAGTCGAGTAAATCCGTAGATTTAAACCTTAACGCGATAACAAGATTAGCTATTCTTTCTAGCGTAATTATTTGTTTATTTAACCCGGTAATTGGTATAAGTACGCTGATAATATGTTTAACGGTTATCGTATGTATTTATTACACTAATACTTGTAAAGATAAATATACGTCTATCGAAGAGATTGGATCCCAATCATCTTTTACTAAAGATAGATTTTGTAACGATTTAAGGCCTTTACAATTCAATGATGAATATTTCAGTCAAAACCAATTACTGGTTGGGAAGCCTGGTATAAAAACCATGATTCCTCCTATTATTGCCGCACCGAGTCACGAACTGACTCATTGGAAAGCATCTGGATTAACCACTCATTCGCACATTAACTCAGAAACTAATTTCGATAGTTATCGTACTGGCTATTTAGGATCAGAATTTGATTTTAACAAAGCTTATACCGGGTATAACGAAGCGAATAACGAAACGTATAACGAACCCTTTTTTACCGGCATATCCATTATTCCTTCATCAACTGATAAATTATTAACTCAGACGATACAACCCGGAGTCTACGAAAAATCAGATTTTAGCGAACCTATAAATTCTAATATAGGTATATCCATGCAAAAACAATTCGATAATACGATAATTGCGGCGACTCCTAATTCCGTAACGTATTCGGCTGAAAATAATCTTAACGGTGTATTAAATAAATTATCTTCTCAATTAAATTTACAAACCGAATCTAACGTTTTTGATCCCAGATTTACGGGATACGGTCCCGCCGATAGAGGATATATCGATCCTACAACTGGCCAACCGAGATTTTTTTACGATGATATTAATGCCGTAACTATGCCAAATTTTATCGCGCGGAATAACGTAGACGCGTTTAGTTGGGCTCCTCAATACGGAAGCGGTATTAACGGACAATTAGGTAATATTACCTCGGGTGATGGTTATAAACAAATGGCAAATAATTCTTTTTTAGATTCTACGATTAAAATGAGAACGGAATTACAAGAAAGATTATTGAGAAAACGTAACGCCGAATTATGGCAACAAAGAGCTTATCCTAAACATACGATGTCTAACTCTGGAATGTTTTAATCAAATTTCTAAAGGGATTTTTATCCTTTAGAAATTTATACGTTAAAGACGAATTATTTAAGGCGTGATTAAGACGTTGTTCACGCGTATGTTATTCATCATACCGCTAAAATAATGACCATTTTCTGAAATTCCCCCGAACGTAAATGTACCATCGGCGCATATTTTGTCGGAACTAAATAGCATACTTTTGAGTAAAAAATTTCCTTCGTCGTAATGTATATTCATATATCCACCGACGATAGACACGTTTAAATGATAATATACACCTTTTGAGTTGATCGTTCTCGGGGATGAAGATACGACGCGTTGTTCGTACTCACCGTGGAATAGAGTACGAGTTTTTAAGATTACGTTATGACCCGGTGTAACGAAGATAGAAAAGAATTCATCTTGACCCATTCGAAATATCTGAATTGTGTTATCCCAAGATTCCATTAGAAAAATCACGTCAATGGTTACCATAGCTGGATTTAAATTATTAAATCTAAATTGAAGAACTGTTTCGCGTTCTATCGGAAAATAAAACGTTCCGTTGAAATTTAATTTAGGAGTTTTCAAAAAAGTAATCGTTTCGACGGGAGTAGTTTCATAAAACGTAGTTGTTTCTTCCATTTCGATGGGAGTAGTTTCGTAAAACGTAGTTGTTTCTTCCATTTCGACGGGAGTAGTTTCGTAAAACGTAGTTGTTTCTTCCATTTCGACGGGAGTAGTTTCGTAAAACGTAGTTGTTTCTTCCATTTCGATAGTCGTATCAGGAATAACGACTGTTAAGATATTTATATCTGCAGTCGCATTAGATACGATACTATCATAATTTGGACTTATCTCATCAACGCGTTTTATATTAAAGACGCACGTTACTACGATAATTAAAAGAATCGTTATTGTCAACGTAATCGTTATACATTTACATCTATTTATCTTTATTTTTCTAAATCTATCTCGTAATTGAACCCTTTGATTATTAATTAATGTATTGACTTCACCCATATCTAATAAATATACTAATAAATATTATCATAATTATTCAAATTTTTTTATTATAATATAAAACATGTCAATAGCGTATACGTGTAAATCCGAAATGAGTAAATGTATAATCGATAACGGGTTATATTACGCCGGATACTTAGTTCCAACAAAACAAGCGTCATCTACGTATTGTCAGCGAGCTGAATGTGGATCACCTGTGTATTCTATGTGTAAATTTCCCAGTAAAGTAACGTGCATTACGGATAGCGCGTTGGGAGCTGATGGAAATACGTGTCTTCCAGTTGACGGATGTTATAAAAATATTTCTCCTATATAAAAATGCTAACAATGTTATTACTATTTTCATTACCGTTAACGATTAATAGTCTACTATTTTCAATACCTGATCCGTTGTGCACTGTTAATTATCAAAATCAAACGATTAACGTTTTAAAAGAATTAGCTTCTCACCAAAATGATTTTGATAGTCAATTAACTGAAATTGAAACTTTTTTACACATGAGACCATTTCCCGCGCGTAAAGTAGAACCACTGTCTATTCCTCTATGTCGAGGAATGACGATTCCTACGAATACTTATATAATTTTAAATACTACTTATTTTGAAAAGTGGAAGTTGATAGAAAATAATAGGAAAACGTGGTTAAGACTTAGTAATATTTACGATAGGTTGCGTACTCATCCTTCCCTAATTCAAATAGAGTAATTATTAAATAATATTATTTAATAATTACTCGAAGACGTTAATGATACGTAGAAATAGTATTAGTTACAAAATCGTTTAAATCGGATGATTGCCTGTTTCCATTGTATTGTATTTTATCGTGACTATTTAAATATAAAACGTAAGAAGGAAGATAGCTTTGCCAATTAGGAACTATCTTAGGTAATAACGGAACCAGGGCTTTTTCATTAGGTTCTCCATCTATTTGTATTACATCGCATTGTATCGATTTCGTATCGGCAAATTTTTGAAATTCTGGTTTAGCTTGAGCGCAAGCTCCGCACCAATTAGCGTGAATCATTAATAATATCGGTTTATTTTGTTTATTAATTTCCGGATTAACGTCTCCATTAGGCAAAAAATCCTGTATTTCTAAATACCTTATCGGAAATTTTAAATCCATTTTTAAACGAAATAAGAATTTATTAAAGATAATAAAATGCCCGAATACATTGATTCTTACGAAGTAATTGAAAAAAAATCTAGATGCCGACGCAATTGTATCGCGATTACGGGATCGTTATTATCTTTTATCGGAATCGCGACGTTGTGTTATTCCGTATTTGTGTGGAATCGCGCGATTCCACCGATTATTCATAATAATCAAACTTATATCATCAACGCGCATCAAGCGTACGATTTTAATTTAATTAGTTCCATAATGATATTTATGAAAAATATAGATATTAATAATTTTAACATCTCCATGATTATTTTACCGAAAAAACCCGGAAGACTTTTACGAATTGGTACCGAAGATCCTTGTATTAACGTCATCTTAACAACTGAGAATAAATTACACCTCGAATATAATTACGAATCCGAAATATCTGAAAATCCGATAAATATTTATGAAAACGTAAATTTTATCAAACGCGATAATAAGGTAACGGTTCAATTTCGCGATCAAGAAATATTTTTAATATTAGATCGTAATAATTATTCGTCGATTGATAAATTAATAATGTTTGGTGGGTTCGATTACGTCGGATGTATATCATCGATACGTATTAATCGGCAGCCCGTATCTACTTATGAAGCGGTGTACGATAAAATTGAGAAAAAGGCTTATTGCGACTGAGATCGTTAGTATCGCGCTCGTAGAGGGGAACGAAACCAGTTGTCATTCCAATTCCAGTCACCATTTTTATAATATTTCCAGCCGTAATACGCTATAATTATTAAAATAATTACGATAATAATCGGTAGTATAATTTCTAACGCTAATGTCATGGATGATTTCGGATTATAATATCTCTTCAATACTGGAGGACAAGGCGCGCAAGGTGGACATGGCGGACAAGGAGAAGGTGGTGGTGATGCCATAGGTGGTTGCATCATCATGTACGGAGCTCTTTGCTGACACTGATAGTTTGTAGTCATTTTATTTATAATATATTAATTTCATAATCTATCGATTATGAAATTGTCGACAATTTAATTTACCATTTTAACTCGTGTATCAACTCTCTTATCAAATTTGCGGCTTTTAACTGCTCCTGAGTACGGTCCGGAACAGTTCTTTTACCATCACGATCGATCAATTTGCCAAGTTCCAATTCAGCACACGCGACGTCTAGTAATGTTATCAGTTTAAATTTAAGTGGAACGTATTTTACCGCAGAACCACTGTTACCTAACGCTATGCGACACAATTCTTCTGTTTTTAATTCGTTTGGAACGTATTGAAGTTCGTAACCGGTTTTAAAGGTATCACAATCGGCGTGTTTCAATACATGACGCGCTGTGGTAACCAAAGACTTAAATTCTTCAGGAACGCAGCTCCAAATATTTGTTGTATTCGTAATTGAATCCATATCTATCGAATTATTATTTAATTATTTCACAAATAATTCAATTTTTAATGAGTTAGTTGTAATATCGATTTGCGAAATACTTTATTCCATTTCTTAACGGTTTTACGTAAAAATCTATGAACAGATCTTCTATAGATTTTAAATCTGAGGTATCTTCTGTAGCTATATAGGCAAACTCTTTATTACAATAAGGACACGTATGTCTCATCGTAAACCATTTCGTAATACAATTTTTACAAAATTTATGATTACATTCCGTCACGTATTCGTCTTGTATTTCTTCGTAACATATGGCGCAAGCGTTAGCATCGCAAGCGTTAGCATCGCAAGCGTTAGCATCGCTGATATTATTTTTATTAATCCGAAACGACATTAAGCGTAATAAATATTAAATTGAATTACGCGTAATTCAATTTTCACAACTTACAAATTCCAAATAAACTCATAAAAAATTATAAAACCAATCGCACCTAGTTGTAATATAAAGTCTAAACAATTTCGCGCGTAAGGTTCCCTATCAAAAACTATTGTTTTAAATTGATCCGGGACGGACATCCACACATCCTGTACCAATGGTAACGCTGTAAAATTGTGGCGGAATGTCGTTTTCAAAAATAATCTTTAAAAGTCCCGTTTTACAATACGGACACAGAGGTTTAATTTTAGCCCATTTCGTAATACATACTTTGCAAAATTTATGATTGCACTCAGTTACGTACTCCTCTATTATTTCTTCATAACATATAGGGCAAATATTATACCGTATCATATTTCAAACAATTGTTCCATGTTTTATACACCGTAATTTCAATTTTTCCGCGCGAAAGGTTTTATTTTTGGCATAGTATTCCACGAGGACAAAAAATTACCTCGTGGAATACGAAGGCAGTTTTAATATTTACCGAGAGACAATTAAAATGGAAATTGAAAAATTTTACGGTAAATTTCCCAGTGTGGATAACTCTTACTTAGATCCGTATTTAAATTCATCCGACAATTCTTTTTTGGATATTATTCCTTCAAAACAGGAATTTTATCACTTGAAACTGAAAAAGAACGAAGAATCTCCATCATTATTAGGCGATTATTATAAACATCAAAAATATATTTCGTTATTTTTATCTTCGAATACAGGTTACGACGAATTATTATTATTTCACGAGATGGGTACGGGTAAAACGTGTACAGCTGTCGCTACGATTGAAGCGAATAAAAATCAAAAAGAATCGAATATAACTGGAGCCGTTATTTTAGCCAGAGGTACTGGTTTACTTAATAATTTTAAACACGAATTAATGTTTATTTGTACGGATGGTCGATATATTCCAGAAAATTACGACAAATTAACGGATAATGAAAAAACGCACAGAATTAATAAAATATTAAAAGATTTTTATCATTTTCATACATTCGAAACATTCGCGAAAGAATTGGAAAAAATGACGGATGATAAAATTATTAAAACGTATAATAATTTTATATTTATTCTCGATGAAGTACACAACATAAAAGATAAATTCGATGTAAACGAAAATGGTGAGGATATTTTAATAGAAGAACAGGTTAATATTTATAATCAATTACACAGATTATGTCACATATTACCTCATAGGAAAATTATTTTAATGTCCGGAACTCCGATGAAAGACGATCCTAAAGAATTTGCCAGCGTAATGAATTTAATCTTACCTCTCTCAAAACAATTACCGACGTCTACGGATTTCATAGATAAATATTTTGACAAGGATGGATTTATTCGCGAAGATACTATACAGGAATTAAAAAATATAATCAAAGGTAGAACTTCTTATTTAAAAGCCGCGCAGTCCGAAATTGTAAAAAAATTTTACGGACAATTATACGGTAGATTACGATATTTTATCGTGGCACTCGATTATATGACATCTTTTCAATCCAGTGCTTACGAAATCGCTTATAAAAAGGATGTGGATAGTCATAGTATTTATAATAATTCTCGTCAAGCGTCGTTGTTCGTGTTTCCAGATGGTTCGTGGGGAACGGATGGATTTAATACGTACATTAAAAAACGAATTTTTGTTCCATTGACTAGAATGGTAGTAGGTAAAAAAAAAACGAAAACCGTTTACGAAGCTAGCAGAGATTTAATTAATAATATTAAACCTCTTGAAAACTTAAATCGATTGAGTTCTAAATATTTTGCGGTAATTTCTGATATTTTAAACGATAAGATAGTAAATTGTTTCGTTTATTGCCAATACGTAAACGGTAGCGGATTAATTTTATTTTCAAAAATATTGGAACAATACGGATACGTGGCGGCAACTGGAAATGAAACTATTAAATTAAAACGATACGCGTTAATAACTAATCAAACGGCGTCGTATAAGAAAATCCAAAGATTGATTAATAGGTCGAATCAACCGGATAATATTGACGGGGAATATATATCTATATTACTAGGTAGTAAAGTAGTAAACGAAGGATTCACTTTCAAAAATAAACGTAAAATATATATTTTAACTCCTCATTGGAATTACGCGGAAACTAGCCAGGCAATCGCTAGAGGTTGGCGAATTAATTCGCACGAAGCGATGGTAAAACGAGGAGATTCTAACATCAATGTCAATATATATCAATGCGTTTCATTGCCATCAAATACGGATACGGCTAGCATTGATCTTACGATGTACGAAACTTCTGAAAGCAAAGACATTTTAATAAAACGTGTGGAAAGAGTAGTAAAAGAAGTTAGTTTTGACTGTTTTTTAGCGTACAAAAGAAATAAAATATCTGGATACGATTATCAAAGAGAATGCGATTATTTACCGTGTCAGTACATTTGCGATGGTAATCCAAGAGAACACATTTACGACGACGAGATAACGTATTTGGATAAGAGTACGTACGATTTAAATCCGTCAATTCAGTTAAATATATCGACCAAGATTAATCTATATTTAACCGAATTATTTATATCGAGATTTACTACGAATATAAATAAATTAATTTTAGATTTCGACGATCTAAATTTATTCGAAATTATGACGGCTATAAATAATCTTTTAAATACAGAAACGATGTATCGCAATAAATACGGATTTAAATGGTTTTTAAGAATGGATCAATCGATATTATTTATTTCTCCCGAACCTCGAAACGGCAATTCGTTAGAATCTTATTATTCTAACGAAGGTTTAATTATTAATGAAAAATCGTTCGATACCGTGTTGAATCAATCTTACGAAATTTTACTTCCCGAAAAAATTGACCTTTTATTTACGGATCCACAAATGACGACTAGTATTATTTCAAAATTACCAAAAAATATACAAAGAATAATATTAGAAGCGTGTTTAATTTCGCACCAATTAAATTTAACGCAAAAAATTCAAACGAGAGATATAATATTAAATTTTTATAAAGAGTTTTATAAACGTATTCTAATTGGTAAAACGGAGACGTGGTTGATTTATCTTTACGAGGACGAATTAGGTACGGTGTGTTACGATTACGACAGCGAAAGATTTATAACTTGTTCATTACCTCACCATAATATATCTCAAAGAGTAGCTCTTATGTCTAATGAAATAGGATTTTACGGATTATATAATCCCGATTTAAAAGAATTTTGCTTAAGAGATGTGAGAAATGAAACTGGAAAAACCGATCTGAGAAAAATAACGATTGGGCGAAGATGTAAAAATTTTAATCACGGTACATTAGTAGATATTTTAGCTCGTAGAATTAAAATTGATCCACCAGTTAGCGTTTTTCAAAATGTGTTGGAACAAGATATTAAAAAAGAGTTGGATAGTAATCAGGATAAATTAGATGTCGATTATAATTCGGTGGATTCTATGAAAAGATATTTGTATTGGTATAAACAAAAACGAGAATTTATGTGCGATGTCATTAAAGATTGGTTCGAGACGCATAATTTATTAGAACAAAATTTTGATTGCGGTCATCAAAAGAAAAAAAGAGCCAAATATGTATAAATATATATCGTTACGATAAAATTATTTTATCGTAACGTCATTCTTTAATTCGGTATAGTATTAACGATGTATCAAAACTTTTGAAAACTAACCCGTTATAGTTTTCTACATGATCTCGAATTTAAGATTCACCAGGGTAGTTTTTATTTTTGGCGTCGTGGAATACGACGGTAAGTTTTTATTTTATTTTTGGCGTCGTGGAATACGACGTCAAGTTTTTATTTCTTTTCAAATGAGAGAATGGTAGAATTTATTTCTTTTCAATTGAAAGAATGGTATTTTTATTTTGGCGTCGCGGAATACGACGGTAAGTTTTATTTATTTTATTTTTGACGTCGTTGAATACGACGGTAAGTTTTATTTATTTTATTTTTGACGTCGTATTCAACGACGGGTAAGTTTTATTTTATTTTTGACGTCGTTGAATACGACGGGTAAGTTTTTATTTCTTTTCAAATGAGAGAATGTAGATTTTATTTTTGACGTCGTTGAATACGACGGTAAGTTTTATTTTATTTTTGACGTCGTTGAATACGACGGTAAGTTTTATTTCTTTTCA